TACAGGCCGGCGCGCTGCCAGAGTTGCCAGGCTGGTACGCCGAGCGCTTTGGAGACGGTCATGATCGTCTCGATGGTCATGTTGTATTCGCCGCGCTCTAGGGCGCCGTAGTAGGAGCGGTCGCCGTCCGCACAGGACCAAGGGCCGATCAACTGATGCCGAGAGGCTACGTGGCGTAGTCAGTTTCAGCATCGGCGAGCGACTGCTGTTCGGCGTCTTCTATCGCCCGCTGAGTATCGAGGTCTTCCCAGAGCCTGCGAGTCTCGGCGTCGGCCTGCTCGTATGGGTCGTCATCTTCGCTACTTGCGGCCGAATGTATTGGGTTTGTCAAGTCCAGCGTCGCCTTCGTTTCGCGCGTTTTGCAGGTGTTTTGTGATTGCCTTCGAGACGCGCTGGGCGGCGCGATCACGCTCGCCGCGTGAGGTCAGCGCCACCGGCCGCGATTCGGCGGTCTGCCGCATCGCTTGCAGGCGATAGTGCCGTCGCGCCGCGGGTCACAGCCGATCACCCAGCAGACGATGTCGCGCCGCAGCCTGAGCCAGACGCGATGCCAAATTGGCAGACTCAGCACGTCGGTTTGCCCCAAACGTCCCTTTTCCAAGCGGTCCACTATCGCGTCTCCCGCACCACAGACTCGATCTCCACCAGCTCCCCACCACGGGTGACGAAGCGGCGGCGGGTGCGGGGCGGTCGCCCATGCTCGCCAGGTGTGCGATCCCCGTACGCGATGACGTTCTCGGGTGGCTCCGCTGGCATCGGGTTCGGTCGCGTGTCTGCGCCCTCTGCCTCGCATGCGACGCGTCGGCTTACGGCCGCCGCGGCGGCTTCGGCCTGTCGCTGTGTCGGCTTGAACGGCCCCTCCTGCCCCGCTATGCGCCGCTTCGCCTCGACGACCCGCCGATACATCTTGGCGCCCTCGCTCTCGCCCTCGTTGATCCCGATGCCCTCGGGCGCCTGCGCGCAGTCGCATTCGTCCTGCATGATCGTGTTGTCGTGTTCGCAGCCCTTGGGCATCAGCGCGTCGCCTCCCGCTCGCGTTGTTCGACCATCTCTCGAAGCTCGGCTTTAGTGAGACCCAGGGCCTTGGCGATCCGAGTTGCGGTCAACGACTTGCGTCGTCGCCGGCTGTTCCGTATCTGTTCGGAACGCGTCGCCCACCGGCAGTTGCCGGGTTCGTAGTTGCCTTCGTTGTCGACGCGGTCGAGCGTGTGCTGAAGACTGGGCTTCTCGCCCATGTCAGCGAGGAAGTTCGGGAAGCTATTCCAGCGCTCGCAGACGGTGATCCCGCGACCGCCGTAATTCTCCCACGACGGATCCCTTGGGTTCCTACAGCGGCTGCGCATAAGAGCCCAGGTCGTGTAGAGCGGATGTTGCGACCCCTTGCGCGCATGGCCGTGAACGCACGGCGCGTTCGGCCGCTTTCGCTGCGACATCTCGCGTGCGAGACATCCACACGACCGCGTGTGCCCGTTCGCCAGATGGTTGCGCGCAACCACCGTCGTCTCCCCGCAGGAGCATAGGCACCGCCACACTATGAATCTGCCCTTGTGCCCCGCGCGCTCTACCACGGTCAGGCGCCCGAACTGCCGTCCGGTGAGATCAACGAAAGCTCCCATGCACGGTAGTATACCGCGTGATCGGATAGCGTTATTTGAGGGATGATGTGTATGCGGCTCCCCTCACAACCGAGGTGCCCGCCGAATGCCGGGTGGCACAGGCGCAATACTCGCGCAAATTGAGGACCGTCCGCAACGTGTCCGCTTTCGTTTCGAGACGCACGCTCAGCACCGGCTCGTCCTCCATGACGATGATCGCGTCACCGGGCGACGACACCAAGAGTTGGGTCTGCGTTGTCGTCGCGTAGAGAGGCACGTTGTCATCGGTAAACCACAGAACCCCGCCAGGCAGGACGGTCCCGGTGAAGCGCGACCACTTCGGGAGCTCGTGCGATTCGTCGTGGCTGTCGGCGTCTTGGGCGAGCGGGAAACCGGGCACGAACTGCGGCGTCACGAGCGGCCGTGCCTGCTGGTCTACTTGGCGTGTCACGAACGAGTAAAAGTCCGAGGTCGTGAACAGGTGCGTCGGGCGCAGCCTCGTCCCGGGCGTGTCGGTGATTTCCTCGCGGCCCTTCGCCAGGTCTTCGTAAAGCTTTTCCATGCCGGCGGCTTCTTTGGAGCCCGTCCATGAGCCGGCGTTCCCGGCAACTGCGGAGCCCTTCGTGATCGCCTGGTTGAGCACGTACAGGTCCACGGCCGCGTCCAGTTGCTCCTGGAGCTGTTTGCCGATGATGACATCGGTCGCTCCTCCCCCTGAGCCGCCCCGGTCGTGTAGCTGCTGGGTGCCGGTGATCTGCCCGGTGATCGTCTCGACTGTCGCGGGTTCAAGGCCGATGGCCGGCTCGGTTTCACTGACCGCGCCGCCCTCGGTCTGTTCGCCTGCTGTCGGCCCCGCCGTGAAGTTGGGCACATACACTCTCATGCCAAACGCTGGCAGCGGCAGCAGGAGGCACTGGTCGGCAAACGAGCGCGCGGCACCCCGGAACGGCGCCCACTGGTCGAGCAGAAACGCGGGGGTGACGAACGGCGCGGCTTCACCGGGCGAGGACGCCGAGACACCCCCGTCGGTCCCGAAGCCACGGATCTCGTTCAGCAGCTTTGTCGCGCGCCGCTGATCTTCCTCCGCATCGCCGGTGCGGACGCGGGAGCGGATGATCCGTTCGGCCCGCTGGCCCTCCTTGCTGCCGCGTGCCATCTCGACGCCGAGTTCACGTTCGTAGCGGATCAGCCGGCTGCGGGCTTCGTAGGTGCCTGGTGTGTCCGGCTGTGCTGCGGCCACCACGTCGGCGTAGTAGGAGTGGCGCGAGTGCAGCGCATAGGTGCGCGGCTCGTGGGTGACGCGGGTCTGCCGGTCGCGCGCTAGGCGCTCGCCTACGATCCGGTTGACCTCGGCTTGCTGCTCGGGCGTGAAGATCACGTCGCCCATGTGTTGCCTCCGTTCGTCCGACGCTTGACCGCGCGTCGTCAGCGTAAAGCCGGCGGGCGGAATCGAACCGCCCTGCCACCAGTGCCAGCCGTGGTCGCCTCAGTTGGTGTAGGAGACCGCTTTCATTCCTTCACCGTTGATCGCGGCGACGCCTTCGGCGTAGCGCTTGATCGCGGTGCCATACGAATACTGCTGCAGAATTACCTGCAGCGTGTTCGCTTTTGTCTGGGGGATCGTCCGGGGGGTGATGGCCCCCTCGAACACCCACAGCTCCGACAGGCACCCGACGATCGCCTGGTCGTTGGTCGTGGTGCCCTGGTCCGGGATGTTCTCGTCCGTGAACACCGGCAGCCCGACGAATTTGTAACCCGTCGCGCCCTCGATGCCCTCGTCGCCGGATGCCGAGCCTGCCGCCGCTGCGTTGAACTGGCCAGCGTAGTCGGGCACCACCAGGGAGCGCCCGGTCGTGTCGGCGAACGCCGCCATGTACTCCCAGCGGGTCGGGCGCACGAACAGGTGCGTCGGGTTCAGGACCGTACCCGCGAGAGTGCGGATGTCAGCCTTCGCTTTCGCGACCTGGCCATAGAACCCGCCGGCCTTTTCTTTTTCTGTGAGCTGGAAGGTGCCAGCGTTGCCTTTCCAGTTGTTGACTTTGGCTTCGGCCAACGCGATTTCCAGGCAGTACACGTCGAAGCTCAACGCGTAGTTGCGCATCAACTGATCGAAGATCAGTTTGTCGAACGCGAAGCCTGGGCCTGCGCGATCGAGCAACTGCTGTGAAACGACGACCTGCCCGGCGAACGTCTTCAACGCCCCCGAGAGGTAGCCTGCGGTCGGTGCCAGATCGGCGATCGTGGTGGAGCCCGAAGACTCCGTGGTCGCCGTCACTTCCGCTCCCCCGGTCACATGGGGGATATAGACGTACATGCCATAAGGCGGAAGCTGTTCTTTCTGGCACTGGTCAGCGAACGCCCGGCCGAATTCGCGGTAGGGCGCGTAGTCGCCGACTTTGAACACGGGGGTCACGAACGCCGAGCCTTCGCCCGGTGCCGTGGCCGACGCGCCTCCGTCGGTGCCGATGGCGGTTGCCCGCAGCTCGGGCTTGTCCTCCATCGCCATACGGCCACGCTGGTCGAACTCGGCCATCCGTGCCGCTGTGGCCGCCTGGTCCTCGCCGCGGATCGTTTCGCGGATCTGCTTCTCGGCTGAGCGCCCGAACGCCGTGCGCTGGGCGTACTCCTTCTCGACCTGGTGCGCCCATTCCGTCAGACGCTTCGAGGACCCGTGGTCGTAGTCGCCGGCGAACAGCGCTTTGCAGCGGAGTGCCAGGTCCATGTAGAACGAGTTGGGTGAGCGCTCACCGTCGGGCGCCACACCGTAGACCGGCCGGTCGCCCTGGGTGACCGTCACGTCGGCGATCGAGTCGACCGACTGAATGCGCTCGCGCGCCTCCGCGATCTTCTCTTTGTCCTTCGCCCGCTGCGTCTCTTCCTTGATCCGCTTGCGGATCGTCTTCATTTCCTTGCGGACCTCGGCCAACGTCTCGTCGGTCGAGTCGATCTCTGTGCGCAGCTCCGCGCAACGGGTGGTCTCTTTCTCGTCTGGGTCGCGATCCTCGCCGCTCTCCTGTCGGAGGCCGTCGACGATCTTGCGGAACTCCGCTTCTGCGGCGTCCCGGCGGGTCACGAGCTCGTCCCGGCGTTTCTGGACGGGCTCGGCGTTCTCCACGAGCTCTGCTAGAGCGCCCATGCTTGGTTCCTTTCGCGTGGATTTGACTGATCCACGTGTCCCGGACCTGGCGGGCTCGGTACCGGCCTCGAATGGGCTCTCCCGGACAGCTCGTCAGCGGTACTGCGTGCTCGACGCTTGACGGCGCGTCGTAGGCCGTAAGGGGAGGGTTAAGGGCCAGCTTTCGGAGCCCGCAAAGTGCGGGGTCGCGCGTTGGGTCCGTCGACCCGTTCGATTAGCCTCCCTGCGTGATCCGAGAGAGGTTGAAGAACAAGGCAGCGATTGAGGCGCGGGTGGATCTCGCATTCAGCCGGGACGAAGCCGAGCCCGACGATCAGGCCTTCGGCGAAGCACTGATCTTGTCGGCTGCGCTGCTCAACCGGAAGGCCGCCGCCAGCTTTGATGCGCTCGTGAGGGCTTGGGCCGCTGGACGGGAGGATGAGTCGGCAGAGGGGGAATGGACACTGACAGCGGACGCCTACGCCTTCGTGGACGACGACGAGGTAACGCCCCATTGCTTTCGTAGCTGCCTGTGCAAGCTGCGCGATTACTCGGGGCTGATCGAGTCTCGCAGCGTCGAAGGCATTGTCGCTTGGCGACCTATCTTGGCCTGTACGCTCGTCTGGTTCGCTCGGTGCTTCTACGAGGACTCGGGCGATAGGCGGCGATCTTCTGTCGCTTACGTTTCTTGGAGCGCGCCTCCAACTGGAGTCGCAGCGCCAAAGCTGATGAGCGGATCGGCTCGCCGTCTTCTGAGCGGGTGCCGTCCTGGGTCAAGGCGG